TAGTAACTGAAGGTGTCCTACTAGGTGTTCTTGATTTAGTAGGACTTATAGTAACTGAAGGTGTCCTACTAGGTGTTCTTGATTTAGTAGGACTTATAGTAACTGAAGGTGTCCTACTAGGTGTTTGTGTAGATACAGAACTTCCTGTATTAGAATATGATGGTATGGATGTAAATGTCTCTGTATTAGAAGAAGTTAAAGTTTCAATATTGCTAGAAGTTCCTGATTGAGAGAATGAAACTCTTGAAGATAAAGATCCAAATGTTGTTTCAGTTGAAAAAGACGTATATAAACTTGATCCAGTTTCTGAGATTGAAATTGTTTCATTAGACGTTCTACTCTCCGATGGAGAATTTGATAATGTATTAATGTTCGTTTGAGTCTCTGTCCCTTGTAAAGTAAAAAGTCCACTACTTGAATAAGTTCCTCCATTACTTATACTTGAACTTCCTGATTCTATATTACTTTCAGATGATGACAAACTTTGTGTTTCAGTTAAATTTGGTGATTTAGAAATTCTATATGTAAATGTTCTATCAGATGATAATGTTATTGTAGATTTTATAGTTTTTGTTGAAGTTTTTGTTATTAAAGGAGATTTTGTTGTTAATAAACTTATTGTTGAACAAGATGTTCCAGATGAAGATTTTGAATTTATACTTCTTGTATTTGTTGGTGAATTTGTTGATGACGCAGAAAATCTTGTAGATCTTGTTAATGATACTGATCCACTTGGTGTTCTTGAATTACTTATTGACCTAGTATTTGTTCCAGAAGAAGATGATGAAGCAGTAGAAGATGCCGATAAAGAATAATTAGTTGTAAATGTATTTTCTGATGATAAAGTTTGTAATGAAGTTGAACTTAATGTATATTTTATTGAAGACGTATCTGTTATAGAATTACTTGTTGTAAAAGATTGTTTTGGTGTTGTTGTTATTGTTCGCGATATCATAGATGTTCTTGTAGGATTTCTATTTGTAGAACTAGGAGAAGTACTTAACGTATTTTGTTGTGTTGATCTTGTATGTAAAGATGTAGATGGAGTAGCAGAACTAGATCTTGAATTTGTTTGTGATCGTGTTAGTGTTGTTGATGTTGTTCCGCTTTTAGTTCTTGTTGTTGATAATGTAGTTGTTCTTGAATCTTTCATAATAGTTTTTGTTCCTAGAGGACTTCCAGTTGATGTTTTTGAATTACTTGAAGACCTAGTATTAGATGGTGTCAAAGTAGATGTTTTAGAAGAAGTTATTGTTCTTGTTCCTGAAGATGAACTAGATGAAGATTTTGAGGATGTTAATGAATTACTAGAAGTTTTAGTCATAATCATCGTTAATGTTTCTTTTGTAGTTTTTGTAAATGATGGTGAACTTGAAGAAGTTCTCGAATTAGAAGCAGATCTAGTATTTGATGTTGAACTTGTAGATGATCTTGATGCTCGTGTAGTAATTGTCGAAGAAGGTGAACTTGATGTAGTTTTAGATGTTGTTGATGAACTTGATGATGATTTTGTATTCTTATTAGAAAAAGAAGTTAAAGGAGAACTAGACATAGATTTAGTTTTTTTTGAACTAAAGGAACATATATTTGAACTAGAAGAAGATTTTGAAATAGTAGTTGTTCTAGTTGAAGTCTTAGATGCTGTATATGTATTTGTTTGTTTAGATGTTGGTGTTATATCCCAAGTTATTCTAGAAGTTTTAGAAGAAGTAGTTGTTCTTGTTGACGTTTTAGATTGTGTTGGTGATAATGATGGTAAAATCATACTATTATCACCAATCCCATTAATAATAAACCCATTTAACAATAAAAATAATACTTTACGCATTTACCTTTTATACTTATACTCTATTAATACACTTATCAATAGTATGAATATTTAATGAATTATATTTTGTTCTTTTAAGTCTTAATTGTTCAGAAGCTTTTTCTACAGTTTCTGACGATAAAGAAACATATTTCTTAATATCACGTAAAGGTCCTTGAACGTTCATAGATGGAAATTGTAATCTAATAGGAGGAGATTCGCACAAAACAATTTCATTTGTATCAGAAATATATTCTCTATATTGTTGAATATCTAATGGACCACCAAATAAACGTAATAAATATCTTGAAGGAGCAGGAGAAAGAATTTTATCTTTATAAAGTTCTCCATACATGAAATTTAAAAGAGAATGCCTATTCCACATTGTAGATTCAGATATTTTATTATTTGAATAATTATGAGCTAATGCACATTCAGGTGAACAATAATTGCCTTCACATACAAATATATTTTTATATGCGTCATAAGAAATTGGAAGAATTATAGAATCTCCTGCAAACGGATAACAACACCAAAAACATGCAGTTTGTGAAGAATATTTTTCAGACGAAGATTTTTCAAGAATAGATTTTAATAATTCTGTATCAAATCTTTCTTTTGTTTCTGAATTATCAACTAAATTCAGAATATCCGAATAATTTGCTTGTTGTTCGGCAGGAACAATTTGTTCCTCATCTAAATTAATTTTTAAGAAAAAAACGACTGGTGTATCATGAACTATCGCTTCCTTTTGTTGTTTCAATCTTCTTGGTGGCATTTAATTCTATTAATTTAGGAATGTCAAAATCTAATCCATATAAAATTATATGTTGTCCAATACATCCTATAAAATGTATTAACATATGACATATAGTATCTAAAACTATATTATTTTGAAAAAATACCTTTTCAATAGCATATAATTCTATACATACAATAAATAATAATATATTAAAATCATTATAAACATCGGAAAGATATTTTCTCATTAAAAGTGAAACAATTACTAAATTATAAAGAGCAATTTGATCTATCCAAAACCATACAGTTAAACGTGTTCCATGCCACATAACAGATGATACCAATAAAAAAGAAAATGTTGATGTATACATATAAGATTTTTTATATATTGAATGTCCAACATTCGTAATAAATATTAAAGAACTATACATTAGCATTTAAAACGAATTATTACATATCGAAGTAAAATATTATTATAAGATGACGGATTTATCAAAACAGTATCGTAAACATACTCATAGAGAGCATATTCTTTCTTTGCCTGATACTTATATTGGCAGTATTGAAAATTGCTCTGAAGAACATTTTGTTGTTCATGATGAATCATTCAAACAAACTACAATTTCATCATTTAATCCTGGATTTTATAAATTATTTGATGAATTACTTGTTAATGCACACGACCAAGTAATTCGACTAAGACAAAAAAAATCACAAAATCCTGTCAAAGATATTTGTATTTCTGTTACAGATGGTGTAATTGAAATTTCAAATTCAGGTGAAGCTATTGATGTAGAAATTCATCCTGAATATAAAATTTATATTCCTCAACTTATCTTTGGTGAACTTCTGACTTCAACGAATTATGATAAATCTGAAAAGAAACTTGTTGGTGGTAAAAATGGGTATGGTGTTAAACTTGTCAATATCTTTTCAAAGAAACTTAAAATTACAATTATTGATTCAACTCGTCAATTAAAATACACACAAATTTTCGAAAATAATATGACAAAAATTAATGAACCTGAAGTTAAACCTTCAAAATCTAAATCTATAGTATCACTCGAATGGACACCTGATTATGAAAAATTTGGATTCAAAGAAATTCCACAAGATTTACTTGCCGTCATCAAAAGGCGAGTATTTGATCTTGCAATGACAGTGGGGAAAGAGGTTCGCGTCACATGGTGCGATACACCCATTAAATTTAGGGATTTCACATCTTACGCTTCCTGGTATTTGCCTAAAGACACAACTATTATTACAGACATCCCTCAAATGGGGTGGCATGTAGCATTGGCCGACAATCCTTTTGAGAAGCTTTTCAATGTTTCGTTTGTTAACGGAATCTGGACTAGAAGTGGAAAACATGTGGACGAAATTACGAATCAAGTTGTTTCTCATTTAGTTACTTTTCTTGAAACGAAAAAGAAAATCAAAGTTAAACCTGCTTTAATTAAAGATTCTCTTTGTATATTCATTAATTGTTTTGTTGAAAATCCTTCATTTAATTCACAAACCAAGGAAGTTCTTACTTCTAAAGTTTCATGTAAATTATCTGATGATTTTCTAAAAAAAGTTATTACGAAACTTTCCATCGTAGAAAAAGTTATGGAATTACAAGAACAAAAAGATGCAAAAGATTTTAAGAAAACAGATGGAAAGAAATCAGTTAAAATTACTGGTATTCCTAAATTAGATGACGCTGTATTTGCTGGAACCGCACGTTCTCATGAATGTATTCTTATTTTGACAGAAGGAGATTCAGCTAAAGCTATGGCTATAAGTGGTCTTTCACAAGAACAACGTAAATTTCATGGTGTATTTCCTTTAAAGGGTAAACTCTTGAACGTCAAAGATATTTCTCAAAAGAAAGTTGAACAAACAGAAGAAATCGCTAACTTGAAAAAGATTATTGGTTTGGAATCAGGTAAGAAATATACGGATGTGAAATCTTTAAGATATGGCAAGATTATGATTATGACAGATCAAGATTATGATGGCTCACATATTCGTGGTTTATTAATTAATATGTTTCATGAATTATGGCATGAACTAATTCAAATTCCTGGATTTATTACTTATATGATTACTCCTATTGTAAAAGCGCATAAAGGTTCTAAAGAAAAGGTATTTTATACTCAATATGATTATGAAGAATGGCGTAAAACTGAAGAATCTAAAGGATGGAAAACTAAATATTATAAAGGGTTAGGAACATCAACGCGCGATGAAGCTCGTGAATATTTCAAGTCTTTAAACATTATTCATTATGATTATCAAGGTTCTTTAAGTGATCAATCTATTGAATTAGCATTTAATAAATCTATGGCAGATCAAAGAAAAGAATGGTTAAAATCTTATTCTCGTTCTGAAATTATTCTTGCTGGTCCTGGTGATAAAGTTTCATATGAAGATTTCGTGAATAAAGACCTAATTCATTTCTCAAATTATAATTTAGAAAGATCAATTCCATCTATTATGGATGGTTTGAAAACATCACAACGTAAAATTCTGTTTTCATGTTTTAAACGAAATTTGCGTAATGAAATTCGTGTTGCTCAACTTGCAGGTTATGTTTCTGAACATTCTGGATATCATCATGGTGAAGCTTCATTAAATGATGCTATTATTGGTATGGCTCAAGATTTTGTTGGTTCAAATAATATTCCATGGTTAGTTCCTCAAGGACAATTTGGAACTAGATTAGAAGGTGGTAAAGATTCTGCTTCACCTCGTTATATTCATACTTATTTACAACCTCAAATTCATAATCTTGTTCCTCGTGATGATTTTGATGTTTTAGAATATCGTGATGATGATGGATTATTAGTTGAACCTAATTGGTATGCTCCTATTCTTCCTATGATTTTAGTAAATGGTTCAAGAGGTATTGGTACTGGATATTCAACTTTCATTCCATCATTTAATCCTTCTCAACTAAAATCTATGATTATTAAATGGTTAGAAACTGGTAAAGGTTTAGATGAAGAACTTGTTCCATGGACTCGTGGATTTAAAGGTAAAATTTCTAAATTAGATAAATCAGATTATCTTGTGGAAGGTTCATGGAAAGTTACAAAAGATCAAGTAGAAATTACTGAACTTCCTATCGGAACATGGATTTCAGATTTCCGTGAAATTTTGGAAAAATTCTTAGCAGATGGAACTATTAAAGATTTTAATGATACTTCAACAGATACTGATATTCTTATTAAATTGAAATTAGGTGATGGTGGTGTTCCTGCTATTGAAAAAGTTTTGCAAGACAAAATTCGTTTATCAAATATGCATTTATTTAATTCAGAAAATTGCATTCAGAAATATTCATCTCCAAATGAAATTCTTTCGGAATTTGCTTATGTTCGTCTAGATTTATATTCTAAACGTCGTTCTCATATCTTAAAATCTTTGAAAGAAAAACTTCCTTATCATGAGAATATTGTCCGATTTATTACTCAACAATCTTTAAAAGAACCTTTACCTGACCTTCGTCGTCGTACTTTGGAAGAATGTTCTGATCTTCTTACTAAAGAAAAATTCTTGAAAATTTCTGATTCATTTGATTATTTACTTGATTTACCTATTCGTTCATTAACATTAAAGAACGCCCAAAAACATGAAAAAGATTTAGTTGATCTTCGTGAGAAAATTAAGATTTTGGAATCTACTACTCCTTCAAAAATGTGGTTAGATGACCTTTCTAAACTTAATATTTAATTATATAATTTAATACAATATAAGGTTGCATATTATTGTGTGGTTGACCACCTCCTGTTGCATTAGTTGTTCTATTTTGATCAAATACACTTCTATTACCATTGCCTCCATCAGCAGCAGCTAACCCTCCTCCACCAGGAGTAGAATCAGCATATGTATGTGTATGTGAAGGAATTTCATTAGTTGTTAAAGTATGTGTTGCAGCACCACCAACACTTGCTAAAAGATAACTTGGACTTACTCCAACTGGAACTCTTCCTTGAAGATTTGGTAAATTAAATTGACCAATACCTGATCCTATACCATAATTGGTTCCTAGTGCTAGATATAAGTCTGGATATGTTGTAGATAATACTGAACTTCCATCACAAAATAACCAACCAGTAGGTGGACTAACACCACCAAACATAGTTATTGTTCCTGGAGGTATATTTGGTCCTGTAGGACCTGTAGGTCCTGTAGGTCCTTGTGGACCAGTAAATCCTGTAGGTCCTGTAGTTCCTGTAGGTCCTTGTGGACCAGTAAATCCTGTAGGTCCTGTAGGTCCTGTAGGTCCAGATTGAGGTGAAAATGTTGTTACTACTTGACTAATCGAATCTCCTTCAGACCAAAATTCAATAAGTTGTCCTGATGCAAAACTATAACTTTCTTGAACATAAAATTCAACAATTAAATAATCTACTGAAGGATTATTTACAGTATAAGTTTGTGGTATAACTACATTATTTATATAAGGTGTATCGTCTGTTGCTAAAGGATTATTTATTGAATATATTCTTTTTAAATCTCCACCAATTAATGTTTTTGTTGATGTTGATACTGTATAAAGACTAATTGTTATATACATATTAAATGGAATAGTTGTTGTTGGAGTAACTGTAGTATATGAATAAATATTATTACTAAATACCCAACTACCGGCAGGAATAGTAAATTTTCCAGTTAATGGAAGATTAAATGTAGCTAAACGTGCTGGTCCTGTTCCACCAATAGGAATATAACCTGCTTGATTCATAAATGCTAAATATCCATTAAAAGCATTATATGTAAGATTAGGATTTCCTGGAGGAAGTCCAGGACCAACTCCTGGAATAGTTTGCATACTAAATCCTGTTGGTCCATAATTATTAACATTAGGTTGTGGAGAATATGTAGATCCAGGTTGTTCAGTATAAAAATAATAAATTAATCCTGTTGTTAAACCATTTTGTCCTGCAGGGCCAATTGGTCCTGTAGCACCAGTAGAACCATTACTTCCTGGTAAACCACTAGGTCCTGTAGGACCAGG